TAACTGAATCATATTCGGTAGGATTTTTCACAAGACATACTCAAACATATTATCAACCATACTTATTAACAGATTATGATGATTTAATTCAGGACGACAGAAATACATTTGTTAAAAATCAAACAAATAAATTGTTTTTATATGTTTATGAGAATGGTGTACCAATTAATTTGGACTCCAATCCATTTGTTAGGATTGAAGATAGGTCTGGAACTTTAGTACCATCCATGAGTTCTTTGGGAACTTGTCTAAAAACTAAAGGTGTTTATGAGGTAACAGTTCCAAATGGGTTTACGGGGTATTCGGCACCATGTGAGTTTTTTGACACATGGTCAGGATTAACGGTAAATGGAGAATCTATACCAAATATAACAAATCAATTTATACTTAAAAATTACCAATCAAAAATTCAAATAGGTTCTAACACAAGAGAACCGGCACAATTCGGGTTTGATTTTTATGGCATTTGGCAAGACGAAAAAATACTGAATACAGACGTTAGGAAAATTGGTATTACAATTAAAAAGGCATACACAACACAACAATTACTTCAAAATATTCAAGCTTACTATAGAATATATGTTAGAGAAGGCACAACTGAAGTTCAAGTACAAGATTGGACCAAAGTTAATAGAACTCCTAATGAATACTATTTTATGTTTGATACAAGAGACAAAATTCCAAACCAATATTATGTTGATATGAAAGTTGATATTAGTGGAGAAATAGATACTTATAAAAAAGAACTAACGTTCCAAATTGTAAATAAAAAATAATGGCGGCATCAATAATCACAGGTCCGGGTCAAACAAAAATTTCACTTAACCCTAAAACAGGAGACTTAATAATTTTCAACAAACAAAATGTACCTGTACATATAAAATTGAGTGGTAAACCAGGAAATTTTGAAATTAATGTGGCTAGTATAGAATTAACTAAAGAAGGTTTAAAAATAACTGGACGTTCAGGTAGAAGTAAAATTTTGGATTTAACACGTTTAACACAATTAGTAAATTTTGCAAATAATCCATCGGAAAAAGAACTTGAATTTAAAACTGATGAAAAAATTGGTTTTGTTACAGTTTCTGTCCGAGCAATAAAAGTAGAACCAGGTATGAATGAAAATTATATAAAATTAAAAGAGTCAGATTTAAATAGATTGGTAAAGAAAATAATATCTGAAAAAGAAGTTGAAGAAGGTATTTTTGACGACGCCAAAGATTTATATAGGGGTGTTAAAGGAATTAAAAGAGGTTATGGAATGGATTATTTTAAAAACATGAGTAGATTAGAATCTCTTGTTAAAAAATTAAAAAAATTAGATATTCCTAATGAAGGTATAATGAATGAATTGTTACAGTTAAAAACAAAAGTATCTTCTTTAAACATACCACAACAAAGGAAAACTGCTTTGATGACTTTAATTGATAATTCATTATATCATTTTAAAAAATATTCATCAATAAATGACCAAATTTTATCACAAATAAAAACTTTGAATTTAGATAAATGGAATTAATATGAAAAAAATAGTTAAACTTACTGAGACAGATTTAAATAGATTAGTTAAAAAAGTTTTAAACGAACAAGAACAAAGTAATTACATGTTCTTTAGTAATTTAGAACAAATAAAAAGGCAGTGTGAAATGATGTTGCAAATGGACCCTGATATGATTGATAAAATAATTCAGGACGGCCACGATTGGGCGGATGACCATATATCAGAAGCAAAAACTAATATGGACCAAGTGTTTGATTTTTTTAAAAATCAAATGTCAAAAGAATCTGATTATTTGGATTATGAAGACATTAATGAAGGTAGAAAGAAGGCGGGTACTAAACTTTGTGCTAGAGGTAAGTCAGCCGCTAAATCAAAATTCAAGGTGTATCCTTCGGCATATGCTAACGGATATGCGGTACAAGTTTGTAAAGGAAAAATGCCTGGTTTAGACGGAAAGAAAAAATGCTCATCGCCTTATTGTTAATTTATAGTTTATATGTATATTTGCCATATGCAAATAAAGAAACCTTTCAAACCACTATTTGAAATTTATCTTCACCTAAGAGATAGGTTTAACCCTAAACCTATAATATCTGATGAAGAAAAATATGCGGTTGAAATTGCGAAAAATCTAATAAATTTAGAAGATTCAATATTATATATTGCACCAATTTCCAATAAACTATTTATAAGACACGACAAGAAAAATATATATGTCGTTATTGATATTCGTAATATATTAATAATAAATCACATATATAGTTATAGTGTTTATATTGAGAGTAACGAACTATATAGTAGTTTAATTGATTTTTTTAATCAAACATTAGAGAAAAAAAGAGATGATTTTGAAAAAGAAATAAAGAAAAACATACAACATTCTTTAGAAAATATTTTAGAGAATATGAAAAATGATTAAATACTCTCTTTCAAAACCTTTAAAATTAAGTCTCTTAGTCCTTCGTTTTTTGGTTTATATGAAACCATTTTAGGTTTGTTTCCTGTACCTGATTTCGGATGTGATTTTTCCTCTTTTCTTTTTTGAGAACATGCTGATTTTTTTTGAGAATCGGTCATTTTTGAAGCAACGCTTCTTGCCCTACATTTTGGATATGCAGAATCTTTTGCTTCAGACCTACCACAAGGAGGATGACCCCCACCTTCTTTTTTTCTACATATATTAACCCACGGACCAGCGGGTTGTTTACTACCCTTAGGCTTTTTCTTGGTACCAAACCAAACACCTAAATCTTCGTTAAGAAAACTTTCTTTCATATTAGTTATTTTATTTATAATATCTTTTGGTTTTTCAACATCACCTATATTACTTCCTTCCTCATCATTCTGACCTGTGTAAAATTTTTTTAAATATAAATCAACCTGTGACGCCTTATCAGTTTTTTTCTCTATTCGTTTTCTTTCTTCAGGACTTTCTTTAAAATCACCATCAGCTTCTTCATATGCCAACTCAGCATTTTTATAGTGATATACAGGTTCTGTAAAAGGACCTAATTGGTCATCTTTCCACAATTGAGGCGCAAGTACTATTGGTACTTTAAATTTACCGGCACCTGAAGAACCCGTGGCTTCACTAATACTTATTTTTTTCATATATTATAAATATTCAAAAATATTATTATGCAAAACAAACAACCCAAAGGGTTTTTATTTGAAACAATCGCATATTTTTCAGATGAATCTATTGAAAACATGATTGATAACTTAGATAAAAAAAGTATTCCTTACTTGTTAACACAAGCGTTAGAATATGCTCACTCAAAAAATGTTTTCAATTTAATGGAGTCTGAACTACTTTCTAAATGTTTGAGAATAATTAATAAAGAAACTTATTCATATGATGACACAGCAGGACAGGAATCAAATAATGTCAAGGATAATTGAACTGGAGCTTGAAAATACAAAATTAATATTTGATGGTTATAAGCCATTTCATGATGATTTTTTTGAACCTAAAAGACAGGAATTAACATTATTACGTTGTTTGTATTTTGGTTATAAATCTAATTTATGTAAATTAAAAAAAGGGTCTCACGGGACCCTTTTTTCTTAAATTTTATTACCACAAGAAGGACAGAACTTATAATTCTTTTTTACTTTAGTACCACATTCGGTGCAGTACTGCCTTATTTCCTCTACATTTTTGTTTTTAGTAGATAATGGTATTATTTTAAATTGTACTCTATGAAAAGTATGTGGTGCAAAATTTTGGAATGAATTAACAAATGATTGATTTGATTCCTCCCCTTTTTCAACCCTACCGGTTTCAATAGATTTATTATCCTTTAATGACTTTGGTGTGGTTTCTTTATTTGATAATTTAGAATTCCTAATATTAGGTCCTTCAAAACTTGATTGGGAATAAAATGCCGATGAAGATGAAGATGTTAAAGTGTTTGCTCCTACTAAACCATTTGTGGTAAATGTTGCACCATAATATGGTGAATTTGTGTTTATTGTCGTCAATCCAGTACTCCAATTTCCAAGTAAAATGTTGTTGGTTGATGTAACAGTATATTCATCATAGAACTCAATTATTACATCCCCGTTTAAATCAATTGCAGACCTATTTTCAGACGTATTTTTAACTTCGTAGGTACTGAACTCAAACTTGTTATTGGAGTCAAGGAAACGTTCCAAAAAGACTCTCTGACCTGGTTTTATAACCACTCCACTATTTGAAATGTATTGACCACTCAATTTAATCTTGCAAAGGACCGAACTTTGTTTTGGATTATGTATTTCAAATTCAAAATTGTCTTTATCATTCAGAAAGACAATGTGTCCGTTATAGACTTTTATACGTGACTTTTTCTTTGTAATGTGCGCGGTCGGATTGCCCACTTGTGTTGCGTAATTCATTTTTTTAATTTTATATTAGTTTTATGACTACGTTACCAATACCTTCCTATCCGTGAATAGTACAACAGCCTGTTAGACTGGGGACTGATAAACTAAAATCTATTTATAAATATATTTTTAAAAAAAAATATGTAAAATAACTTTGAATAGTAAAAATACCGTATTTTTGTAATAAATTTTAAGGAATGAAAAAAATAAGTTTTTTAATATTGTTCTTATTTATTAATAATGTTTTGTATTCACAGACAATAAAAAAAGACACCACGAATAAATCTATTATTTGGACATGGAATGGTGTTCCTGTAAATAAAAAAACTCTTAGAGATTCACTAAGAGTATTTTATTTAAATTATGTAGATTCAGTAAAACCAAAAAAGAATTAATTTTTCTTAAAATTACTAATTATATAATCATAATTTTCTTGAGAAATTGTACTACTTGGACCAATTTTTTCATTCCACCATTGCCATGGAACACTATATTGCGAAAGAACAACAGGTGGTTGAGTATCAGGTTTTACTACTTTAAATGTTACTGTTTCTCTATTGATATCCAAATTTCCTGAATTAGAAACTGTTTTAGAACTAACAAATGGCTTACTGATAAGTGCAACAACTTTGTTATTTAAATAAATAGGTTCCCCAACAGATGAATCCCTTTCTATATCACGAGATTTATCTATGTCTATAATCACATTAACAAATTGTTCTGCACGATATCTTGAATCATTTCTATCATCACCTTTAGAATATGGTGTAGAACCTATAATTGGTCTACTTATTGTTATATTTGGTGTAAATGATAATAGTTTTGGTAAAACTTTATTTAAATAATCTCTAATTGAATTAGCCCTAGCAATTGCTAATGAACCTACAGTTGAAAAAGGAGGTTGATTAGTTACTTGAGATTCTCCCGGTTGAATAATAATACCGACACTTTTTAATTTTTGCCCTTTAATAAATTCTACAATTTCCTGTACTTTTGAAGAAACAGAAGATTCAAACTCAGAAGTTAACCTACTTTGACCACTGGCAAAAGTATCACCAAAGTTAATTGTTTTTTTACTTTCAATCTGTTCTTTTATAATGTATAAATTCTTAGTTGCAATTTCATGTAACTGTATAATTCTATTTTTTTCTTTGTTGTCTATTTTCCAATCTTGTTTAACCATGTAAATAAATATTAGCAAAATAAAAAAAGGGTCCCGAAGGACCCTTTTTGATATTTTGGTTCAGACCATATTATCTCAACTCTCTCAAGTCAAATGTTCTTACACCGTCAACTGTGATTCTACCATAGAATCTGTTGTTCACCATTTTCTTAGCGTATCTAGTCATGATACCTTTGATTGGTGTGAAGTTGAACGGATTGTACATTGTTGGAGTAAGTTGTAAAGGTACATATGGTGCGTAGATGTAACCAGTGTCAAGAAGAGACGTTCCTTTGTGACCAAGAAGAACTTGGTTAGCTGGGAAGTAAGGGTCTCTGTAGACTTGGTATCTACCTGCAAGTGTACCGATTCTTTCAATACCCATGTTGTACTGGTCTTGCTCAGGAGCTGCATTTGAAACGTGGAAATACTCCAAGTCATCAAAAATTGCACTGATTTCAGAAGAAACAACAATCCAGTTAGCACCACCTCTAAGAGTAGACTTATGGATTTGAGCTGAAATTTGGTTTATTGCAGTGATAAGAGTTTGGTTCCAGTCTTTCTGAGTATAAGGAACAGCGTTAGTTCCAAGTCTCTTCCAACCGTTGTAATCCCATCTCAAGTTCCAAGCCGCACCTTTTCTAAGGTCTCTCAAGATTTCTCTATCAATTTCAGCAGCAACTTGCTCAGACAATAATGCGGTTAATTCAGCTTCAGCATCAATGTTGTGGAATGCCGCAACGTCTTGTGCCATTTCTGGTGACCATTGAGCTCTTAATTTTCTTTCAGTTACAGAAACTGTTACCGATTGAAGGTCAAAAGAAACCTCACCAATCTTGTCTTCAAATTCAAGATTTTTGTAAACTTTATAAGTTGCTGTGAAAGCATTACCCATAACTGCAGAAGATGCAAAACTTGAACCAGAATAACCGTCAAGTGAGTTCTGTCCTACAGTACAAGGAACTTGAAGGTCAATTTCTAAGTAGATAATACCGTTTACATCACAAATGTTGTCATACTGACCACCACCTGTTCTTGATTCAGGGAATACTAATGTATCATTATTTGAACCGTATTGTACGATACCTTTACCGTATCTTTGAGTTACTACTCTGAAAAGATAAGGATTTGCAGTATTTGCGGAAGTATATGCGTTACCCGCAACACCCAAGATTGTCAAATCAGAAAGGAAACTTTCATTGTCAATTGGGTTACCATCAGGACCAATTAATTTACCAGCAGCATCCGATGCAAAACCAGACATAGTTACAAGTACTTTTCTGTAAGCATCTAAAGTATAAGCCGCAGGCTCCAAATTCAATGTTGTTGAATTCCAAGCCGCAGTTGTAACATATGCAGTAATTGCAGAAAACTGACCTTTAGAATAGTCATATAAACCTGGAGGGTCTAAAGCTGGTTCATTACCTTCATAAAATCTGTCATAAAGGTCTCTACCTTCATTCCAGTTATATCCAGCGTTTGGAGATGCAGGACCATTTGGTGCTCCATAAGGTGCATAGTGTTGGTTTGCAGCATCTGCATAATTTTGGATTTGAGGTACAAAGTAGAACAATTTACCGATAGGTAAGTTCATTGCTTGTACAGATACGATGTCGTTAGCCAATAATTTAGAGAATACTCTTCTAATGATTGGAAAAACAACTGTTTCAAAAGAACCTGAATCAGATGTAGTTGATGCTTCGTTGATAAGGTGTGATGCCTGATTTTCATAAAGCTGTGCTACATTCTCTTTCATGTGGCCTTTAAGTCCCTCTAGGAAACCAAGGCTGTCCCATTTGTTGATTGTGTCTTCTTTGATAACTTTAAGGTGCTTAAGACCAATATTACCAACAAGACCGGATTCTAATAAAGCTCCCATTTTTGTTAATTTTATTTTTTGTTTATTTAATTTTATTATCCGATTTTAGTAATCAAGTCTTTAATTCTCATAAATTGAGGATTTTCGTATGTTTTACTTTCAACCAGAGTAGTTGAAGAACCTGTTTGAACTGTTTTATTTAATTTATTTCCAACAGTTTCATTCAACGATTTTGTTTCAGTCTTAGATAATTCTTCTTTTACTACTCTATAAAGTCCCTTGGACTCTTTTAGAGATTCAACATTATCAAATCTTCTAAGAATATTTATTTTTTCTTTTTTAGTTGTTGAGTGTTCAGTGAAAAGTCTTGTGGCATATGCTAGGTTAGAATTAAAAATCGCAACTTCGTTGAGTTTTTCTCTAAATACATTTAATGCCTTTCTGTACTCTTCATTCTTCTCTCTCAAAGAACTAACTTCTGTTTCCAATGATTCAAAAGTTAAGTTTCTATTAGGCGTAACTCCTTTTCTAAGACCTCTTGATTTGTCTTTAGAACCGAAAGCGTAAGTACGTGCCGCCTCTTTAGTCTCCACTTTCTTTTTTAAAGGTTTCATTTTACCTTCCATATTTTCACCCTCTTTGTATTCAAATTTGGCTTTACCTGTTCCCATAGTTTTAGGTCCTTCTTTTTTGTCTTCTTTGAATCCTTTAGAAGGTCCTTTTTTATACGAGAATTTAGGTCCGTGACCAATTCCAACACCTTTAGGTTTAATTGACTTTTTTCCTTTTTTGAAGGCTTCGTCCATCTGCCAATTTTCTTCGTCCATTTCTTCAGACTCTTCCATTTCATCAGATTCATCCATTTCTTCAGATTCGTCCATTTCTTCAGACTCTTCCATTTCATCAGATTCATCCATTTCTTCGTCTTCTGTAAATTCAATTTCATAGACAACTTCTTCATCCATGTCAACATCATCGTCAACATCAATTTCATCGGTGTCTACATCAGAACTGTCAGAGAAAATAGCGTCTATAACATCTTGTACTTTGTCATCATCTACTTGTTCGTTGTATTCCATATTTTCATAATTTTCTTCCTCAGATTCACCTAGTTTAAGAAGATATTCTACATCAGCATCATTGTCAGATAAGTGTACATCATTACCGTCTTTTTTAACGATAATTCCGTCTTCCTCACCCATGGCTTTGAATACTGTAAGAATTTCTTCGTCAGAAGCGTCAGTCAAATCAATTGGTTCTTCAGAATCAACATCCATATCCATGTCCATCTCAACATCATCCGAATCATCAGAATCCATATCCATGTCTATCTCAACATCAGTATCATCTTCATTATCAGCTGAAATATCATCTACTTCAGCATCTACATCCAACTCTTCTTGTTCAGAAAGAGATTCTTTTACTAATTGGCTGATTTCTTCCTTCATGGTAGAAGCAAGTATTCCTTTTGCATTTTCGGCGATAGCTTCTTCAACATTTTTCATTTGAATAAGTGCCTCTTCAACAAGATTCTTATTTTCTTGCATAATTATTTTATTATTTACTCAATAAATAGTTCCTTTTTTGAAAAAAGTTTGTATTGGGTATTGATTTGTGAGAAATTATTTAATTTTGGTCAAAAAAAAAGTGGTCAATTTTGACCACTTTTTTTTTTAATTCTCAATAACTTCATCTATCTTACTTTCTGATACTGAAGTTATTCTCCAATCGTAAGAAAAACTTTCGTATTTTTTTGTAACTTTCGCCTCAACATCTGTTACAGAATACCCTTTAACAAGTTTCTCTTCTCTGATTTTTTTAATTTTACCTGTATTATCATCAGGCAAATCATAAGTTACTTTCGCAACAAAATACTTCTCATCCATCTTGATTATTTTCCTAAATAATCGGATAATTTTCTCATTAAATCAATAGACTGACCAACTTTAGGTGAAGAATATGCTTGAACTTTTCTTTCTTCTTCAAGATTTTCTTCATACTTTTCTCTGTCGTCAACGTTATCAAAAAGATATGCCCCCGGTGTTGATGGAGAAGATACTAAGTCAAAACAAATTAATTCAAAATCATCTTGTACTTCATTTCTTTCACCCACTTTTTTTAATGAGCCTACACCTCTTGATGAGATACCTAAGCTAACACCTTGTCTTAGCAGGTTAGCCGCAATATCACCCTTAGTTGTTACAACCCCTCTTTCATGGAATGCTGGTGATGTTAATAATTTTAATTTGCCCATTAAAATATTTTTGTCCCACCAAATATCATTTATTATGTGTGAAACTCTATCAAGGTCAATTAAAGATGATTCAGGATGATTAAGTTCTGATGTTGATAATCCTTTTTTAATTATTGTTTTATATTTTTCGGCTTCTCTTTTTAAAAGTCTTTCGGGGTAAAATCTACCATTCCTATTTGGAGTGTCGTATTTCTGTAAAACAGCATAAAATTCAAATGGGTTGCGATAATCAGATTGTTTTTGTTCCAATATTGGTAAGTTAGATTGGTTTTTTGGGTCAACCAATCCGGCATCCATTTCTACCAATATTCCATGGCCAAGTTCATGTGCCTCAAGTATTCTTAATTTTTTCATCAAATAGTTTTTAAATAAATATTTGATGTAAGTAATAGTTCACTATTTTCATTTTTTAGTTAGAGAAAAGTCAAAATAATCATTATTATTTATGTTGTATTTTTGAATGCTTTTAACTATAGACTTAACAGAATCTTTTATTTCTGTTGATTTAAAATCAAATTCTTTATCTAAGTAAAGATTTATTTCTAAATTGAAAAACGATTTTTTCCCCGATGATATTCCACTAGTTCTTAAATCCAAATCTACTATTGAATTTTTTGTAAAAATTTTAGTGTTGATTGAATCAAATACTGTATGTTTTAATTCCCTACTTAAATTACCAACAACCCTATTCCAATTATCTAGTTCATTTTTTGGTGAAACCCATGATTGTATGTTTATATATAAGGATTTGAGATTCTTTGAGTCCACAGTACCATATACTGATTTAAATGTACTTGATACGTTCATTTTTACACTTTTCCCTTTTTTCATTCATTTTCATATTACCGATAGTTTATTTTTAATAAACATAAGATATATTATATCTGTTGTCAAAAAAACTAAAAATCAATATATTTGTAATATATGTTAATTGTAGAAATAAAAAATAATGATTCTATAGACAGGGCTCTAAAGATTTTGAAATCTAAGGTAATTAAAACAAAACAACAAAAAA